GGCCCTTTTTTCCCCCCAAGACGGCCCGGAAAGGCTGCGTTTCCGCGACTCTCCCCAGATACCCCCCGAGCGCGTCGAGAAGGGCTGCGTAACGTCATGCCAGGCAAAGGCCGGGGGAAGGCGTACCAGAAAGCGCGAGCGCGTCTGCTTGCGCCTGGGCCGGTTTGCGTCTGGTGCCGGGATCGGCCGGCGACAACCGCTGACCATGTGCCGCCCCTGGCTGAGGCTCCGAGTCCTGAGCTGTGGGTCGGGCAGCTCGTCGCGGCGTGCCGTAAGTGCAACTCGGAGCGGGCCGCCAGGATGACGAACCGTCGCCGCAGCCGGCCGAAGACCTCGAGGGCCTGGTAGTGCGCCGTCACCAGGAAGCCGCCGAGGTTGTCCTGGCCAAACTCGACAACCCGAACGCGCTTATGGCCGAGAACCTCCAGCACCTCGCCTGGGCACTCGACCACATCCAGGCGACAACCGAGGGCCTCGGCAATTCGGCGAACATCTCCAATCAGATGATTAGGGTGCTTCATGAGTTGGGCGTCGCCGACAGCGGCGACGTCTGGGACGACCTGGTCGAGGAGATCACCCGTGGCAACGCCTCCTAGGTGGGGGACGCCCAGGTCGGAATGCGAAACGTACGGGCATCACCTGGCGCGTGTCGCCGGTGCGCTCGGCTGGAACCTGTTTGATTGGCAGCGCCTGGTGGCCGACGTCGCCCTCGAGCACGACAACGGCCGGTATCGGTATCGGACAGTCGGCGTCTCGGTTGGCCGCCAGAACGGCAAGACCGCTTTGGCCGCCTCGAGGATCGCCCTGGAGCTGCTCCAACCCGGGCACGTCGTCGCATTCACCGCCCAGGACCGAGGCATGGCCCGCTACCTGTGGGACGCCCACTGCGAACTCATCCTCGACTCGTCGATGGGGAAACGGGTCCGCCGTGTCATGCGCGCCAACGGCCAAGAGGCGCTCATTATGGAAAACGGCTCCCAGTACCGGATCGTTACCCCGAACCGGAAAGGCTCCAGGGGCCTCACCTGTGACCTGGTCGTCATCGACGAAGCCCTCAACGTCGACATGGATGTGGTAGCGGCCGTCCAACCAACCATGGCAACGAAGGAACAGGCGCAGCTGTGGATCCTGTCGAACGCCGGCGACGCAGACAGCACAATGCTCAACCATTACCGGGGCCTGGGTCACCAGGAGCGCGACAGCGACGACGGCCGGTTGTGCTGGTTCGAGTGGGCACCGGCCGAGGACAAGATCGACGCATTCGACGAGGCCGTGTGGCGACAGGCGATCCCGACACTGGCCGAGGTGGGCGGCGTCAACCTCGACGCAGTCGCCGAAGCCGCCCAGACGACCGCCCCCGAGCTGTTCGCCCGCGAATGGCTGAACGTGTGGCCCGCCATCGAAGCCGTAGCCGTTATCGACATGCACGACTGGGAGAAACTCGAAAAGCCTGACGTGGTACTCGGCTTCGACGTAGTGCTCGGTATCGACGTCAGCCCGAACCGCGACTCGGCGACGATCGCCGCGTGCGGCCGCGACCGCTGGCTCACGCCTGTGGAGATCATCGACCACCGCGCGCACGTCGGATGGATCCAGGAACGCATCGTCGAGCTGTGGCAAAAATGGCACGCCCCTGTCGTCATCGACGGCGGCAGCCCCGCCGGGTCGTTCATCGTCCCCCTCGAGCAGGCCGGCGTCGACGTGGTCGCGATAGGAATGCGCGATTACGCCAGGGCCTGCGGCAGCTTCTACGACGCAGTTGTCGACGGAACCGTGACGCACCTCGGCGACCGTCTACTCACCGACGCCGTCGGCGCAGCGTCGAAACGCAAGCTCGCCGAACAGTGGGCATGGAACCGACGCTCCACGGTAGACATCACCCCGCTGGTCGCGGCGACCCTGGCACGTTGGGGAGTGGTCGCAGGTGCCACCACGCGTCCGAAACCCGCCGTATTCTGATGCACACATGAAGACGTTCGCCTCGCTCCTGCAGGTGGCCGGCCTCGCGGCTGTGTTCTGGGCCGTGTGGACGATCGCCGGCACCGCCCTGTTCCTCGGGGCATTCGGTATTTTCTTCCTCCTGGTGGGACTCGCGCTCGAGCGCACGACGCGCTCACAACCCGTCAGAAGGTAACCGATGCTGCTTCGCACGTTCCAAGGCCCGGTCGAACGCGCGGCCACCTTCACCCTGCCAGGCCTCGGGTTAGGCGCGCAGCCGCTCACCGGCCCGCTATCCATCACCGAAGCGACCACGCTGTCGATCCCCGCCGCCTACCGCTGCGTCCAGATCATCTCCGACACGGCCGCGTCGCTGCCGCTGCACGCGTTCCGAGGCAAAACGCAGTTGAATCGGACCCCGGACATCCTCCGGCAGCCCGACCCCTCAGATACGCGGATGAGCACCCTGGCGGCCGTGTTCGTGTCGCTGCTCATCGACGGCAACGCCTACCTGCTCGTCGGCAACCGTGACTCGCTCGGCTTCCCCAGGTCGTTTGTGGTGCTCGCCCCAGGGGCCGTGAGTCTGAGCGTCCGCGAGGGCGTCCGGTACTACTCGGTCGCCGGTCGTCGCTATGACGCCGAGGACGTGCTCCACATTCGCGGCATGACGCTGCCCGGTCACGACGTCGGCCTCGGCCCACTCGCCATGCAACGGCGCGCCCTGGGTCTCGCCATCGCCGGCGAAGACCACGCCGCCGAGCTGTACGTCAACGGTGCCATCCCGGCTGGCGTCCTGTCCTCGGAGGCTGAACTCACCCAGGCCGAAGCCGACGCCGCCAAGGCGAGTTTCGTCGCGGCGCATGGCGGCCGGCAACGCTCGCCGGCTGTCCTGTCCGGCGGCATGTCGTACAAGACGCTGTCGTTCTCCGCGTCGGACCTCGAGCTGGTCGAGTCGCGTCGCTTCTCCGCGCAACAGATATGCACCATCTTCGGCGTTCCGTCGTGGATCGTCGGCGTAGGCAGCACCGACAGCCGGACATATTCGAATGTTCAGGACGACAACCGCGCCTTCGTTTCCTGGACTCTCCGGCCCCACATGTCACGAGTCGAACAAAGCCTGTCCACGCTCCTACCGCGCGGCCAGGAAGCCAAATTTAACCTCGACGCGCTCCTACGTGCCGACACCCTGGCCCGCTACTCCGCCCACAGTGCCGGTTTGGCAGGCGGATGGCTTTCCGTGGCTGAAATTCGCGCCCTGGAGGATTTGGACGTAGAGGAGGACATGGAATGAACATCGAGACGCGCACCGTTGAGCTGGAGTACCTCGAGCTGCGCGAGGACGACGACGGCCACCACCTGGTCGGCATCGTCGCGCCGTGGCATTCGACATTCGACGCAGGGGATTACATCGAGAGTTTCGCCCGAACCGTGTTCGACAAGTCCATCAAGGAACGCGGGACTCGCATTCCATTGCTCGAGCAGCATGATCGCAACAGGCACCCGGTCGGGATGAGTATGAGTTGGGAGAAGACAGCGGACGGCCTGGTCGCCGACTTCCGGCTCGCCCGAACGGCACGCGCCGACGAATCACGGCAGCTCGCATCCGACGGCATGGTCACCGGCCTATCCGTCGCATTCCAACCGATCCGCAACCGGACCGAGACACGCGACGGCCGCCGCCACGTCACCCGAATGGAAGCCAGGCTCGACCACGTCGGCCTGGTCACGAGCGCCGCCTACGGCGAAGCGAAAGTCCTCGCAGTGCGGGCCTACGACCCGGACGACCCGCAGGTCGCGCCGAGGCTCGCCAAGTGGAGGCACCTGCTCACCGGCTAATCCTTGCAACGTATAACAGACTCCGCTAGTCTGTTATACGTGAACACAGGGGTGCTCGACCGTCTCCACGTTTCCGGCTTGACCGCCGAAGACGTCGACCTGTTCGCCGACGTGTTTACCGGCTTCCCGCACGCCTGGGGCGCATCCGGCGACCGTCCCCGCTGCATCTGGGAAGACGTCACACCCCGCACCATCCTTCGGCACCTCGAGGGAACCGCCCCGATGGGCGTCTACCCGATGGTTTACGACCCGACGCACCGGGCCGGCGGCCCGTCGGCATTCCACGAACAGCACCGCATCTACCAGGAGTCGCACCGCCGCGACCTGTGGATGTGCCGCTGGGGCTGCGTCGACCTCGACGCCCACAAGCCCGGCCGACGCGGCCAGGGCACCGAAGCCGAGATCCTCGACGCCGGCCGCACCATCCAGGCGGTCCTCGACGGGGCCGGCCTCGGCTCCTGGATTGAACGCACCCGATCCGGCGGCATCCACGTCTGGCTGCTCGTCGATGACTGGGTCCGGTGCGACGACATGCGCCGCGCCCTGGGCCACGCCGTAGACGTCGCCGGCGTCACCATCGACAGCATCTACCCGCGTGTCGACCATGCGCTCGGCCCTCCCGGCAACTTCGTTCGCCTTCCGTACTTCGGGGCATCCGAACCGGGTCGCCTCACGATGCTCAACGACCAAGACCTGCC